GATCCTGCATAAGGCATCAGAGAGCCAGCCGGGATCGCCGCCCCCACTTCTGTAAAACTTAGGGTCCCAGCCCCGTCTGTTTGGAGAACATCCCCAGATGATCCATCAGCGGCTGGTAGATTATATACAATAGTTGCCGATACAGAAGATGGGGCCTGTAGTCCAATATAGTTAGAATTATCAGCATCGTAGAAACGTGCATCAGACTGAGCCAGCATACTGATATTACTGGAGAACGTGGCCGCAGCCATAGAGGCTGAACCAGATACAACAAGGTCACCTCCAACGGAGACAATGCCAGTTACACCAAGGCCCCCTCCAATGGAGGCAGTACCAGCTACAACAAGACCGCTTGCAACGGAGACAATGCCAGTTACAGCAAGGCCACCACCAACGGAGACAATGCCAGATACAGCAAGGCCACCCGTGACAGAAACAGTTCCTGAGACTGCCATGGGGACTTTGATGTCAAGTTTGGAGGTTCCCACAGATACATTAACCACGTTTGATGTGGATCGGATACCGGGTGTTTCAACGTCACGTACCGAGACGCCATCACATACAACACCGATACTCTGGCCTTGTGGGATAATTTGTCCAGAGCCCGTGGCGGTCTTCATGTTAACGGTGAAAGAACCAGATGTGGAATTACGAACATCGTAGCCTTTTGAAAGTGCAGGGATAATGACATTGACGTTGCTGGTCAAGGTTCCCGAGATATCTAGGAATGCACTACGTGCCTGATCAGAAGCACCGTCCGACTGCGTCAGAGTAACAGCAACAGATGAGACCGTGATCGTGGTGTAGGCTGCGATAGAATCATCAACAAGATCAATGACGTTATCGTTAAGGACAGTGCCCCATGTGTTTTCGTTTTGACCGGGGATCTGTTTTTCTAGTCTGATTCTGGATGTGTATGATGACATGGTGTTAGTTACTTCCTGTTAAAGTGTTAGGGCCACCGGCTGGACTTGCTGGCATGGCCATGCTGTCCCTACGGGATCTACGTGCCTCGTTGTTCAGACCCTCAAGTTCTCGTTGATAAAAACTTTCCCACATGTTTGCAGCGGTTGGGTTCTTCATGAATAAGGTTGCCTCAACCATGGAACCGTAGTATAGGGCGTTTGAGCAGTACTGTGTGAAATAGTTTGTTTCCTGTGTTGACGAAGCTAAAGCGGTGGGCTCGACCACATATGAAATTTCAACGGGGTATGCTGATGCAGGAGCCGGTGCGATCAAGAGTTCGTTACCGTAGTTTGCATAATATCTGGGCTCTCCGACCGAGGTACGGTCTGGCCAGTAATCATTCAGGTATTCTTTGGTCTTCATGACCAGATTAATCCGGGAGCCGTTGCTGGTGATCGTCAAGTTTTTTACAATCAATGCGTTAGGTGGCTTCTGGTAAACAGGGGTCGAGACAATAAAGTTTGTTGTGGCAAAACTTGTCAAGCCTAGTAAGTCTACGTCACGTGTCAGTCTATTTTCTGTGCGTGAGATAAAATTAGGGATAGAGTCAACAAACTCGGAACCTGTGTTTTCCGCAGTTTCCTGAATTTGGGTTGCAAGGGTTGAGTAAGTTGTTACAGGCATACGATGATCCTATCATAAATTATTAATATGGGCCAATTAGCTCTTGCAGCACTAGGCAGCTATAGATTCCCATGTAGTAGATACGTCAGAAGTCAGGGTCCATGTGGTTGATGTCTGGGAAACCGTGGTCCAGCTAGTGGTTACATCAGGTACAGGGAACCAGAAGAAAATCTTACCAACTTCAAATGTTCCTGTAACTCCGGTAACGGGGATATTTGCGTTAATACTAAACCCGGCGGTGCCGACTTCAAATGTACCTGTGACCCCTGATACATTATGGACATGATCAATCGAAGGTGTGACAGTGCCTACTGAGAATGTGCCCGTGATCCCGGTGACAGAGATATTTGAGTCTGTGGTAAAACTGGGTGTGCCTAGTTCAAATGTGGCAGAGACACCTGATACATTCAGTACTATTTCTGCGCCAGCAACAATAGTACCAACTTGGAAAGTTGCTGATACACCGGTGACCGGAACCGCTATATCAATCGTTCTGATTGATGATGAGAAAGGTATCTGGGAAAAGGGGGCGGTGGAAAAGGTCATGGTGGGATCTTACGCCCCACTAAAATTACTACGGGTACACTTAAGGGTGAATGAGAAGTTTCTGTCTGTGGCTGCAACCCCGGTTAGTTTGAGTTTGAGAGCATTACCCACGGCAACTATGTTGCTGCCTGTGGCTGTTGTAATTGCTTTTGTCGTGTTAACTGCCAAGGCATTCAGCCCTGTGACAGTGGTCTCTGTACCGGCGGCGCTGGTTGCGATAATAACAGAGGCTACGATTGCACCGGCTGACAGTTTTCTTGAAAACGTATTTACTGTGAAAGTAAAGGGGGAATCGAGCACAAGAAATACTGGTGTGAATCCCGAATCAAGTTCGTCCCCGTATTGACCAGAGATTGCAAAAACTACATCTGTGTCAACTGAGGTGGCAACAATGTTTGTGGCTGAGAGTGCCGGGGTGTGTACCTTTGTGGTCGCATGGATATTCGTGGCGGAGATAGTTGTGGCAGAAAGAGCCACGGTATGGATCTTTGTGGTTGCGGTAATGGTTGCAGCAATAATGTTCGTGGCCGACAGGGCTGGTGTGTGAATGTTCGACGTTGCCGTGATTGTTGCTGCAATGAAGTTCGTAACAGAGAGTGACGGCGTATGGATTGAGGTCGCTGTCACGCTACCTGCGGTGATGTTAGTCGCAGAGAGGGCGGGGGTATGTATCTTTGTTGTGGCCGTGATTGTTGCCGCTAGGATATTTGTGGCGCTCAAAGCCGGAGTGTGAATGTTAGATGTGGCAGTGATCGTCGCAGCATTAAAGTTCGTCACAGATAAGGTTGGTGTGTGGATCGAGGTAGCTGTAACCGTACCTGCTACGATGTTTGTTGCTGATAATGCTGCTGTATGAATCTTCGTAGACGCAAAGATATTTGTGGCTGAGACGTTTGTGACCGAGATCGCAGGAGTGTGGATCTTGGACGTTGCTGTGATTGTCGCAGCAATAAAATTAGTCACAGATAGGGATGGCGTATGAATCGAGGTAGCTGTAACCGTACCTGCGATGATATTAGTTGCAGAGAGGACTGGGGTATGAATCTTCGTAGACGCAAAGATATTTGTGGCTGAGACGTTTGTGACCGAGATCGCAGGGGTATGGATCTTGGACGTTGCTGTGATTGTCGCAGCGATGAAGTTTGTCACGGAGAGTGACGGGGTATGGATCGATGTGGCTGTGACAGTACCTGCGATGATATTAGTCGCAGAGAGGACTGGGGTATGGATCTTTGTAGACGCAAAGATATTTGTGGCTGAGACATTTGTGACCGAGATTGCAGGAGTATGAATCTTGGACGTTGCAGTTACCGTGGCACCGGTGATGTTTGTTGCTGAGACAGTCCCAGCAATACCTACGAGGTTACCAGAGGCATCTAGGACAGATTTTCCGGCGGGATATCCACAGAAGACAACCTTGGTCCCGGCTGCCAGATTGACCACAGACCCGCTGTTCGAGGAAGCCAAGATAGTGTCACGTGAGAGTACGGTGCCTGATGCGGTATAGGTACCGAGGCCCACTTCCCAGTCACCAGAGCCACTGTCTGAGATTACATAGTATGTGGTATTGGCATTACCAATTTCAGAAAAAGTATCAAAGCCCGTATACGAACCACTGAGCGTAACAGAGCCCGTTCCTGTGGTTGTCGTATCTTGCTTTACTCTGTCTTTGACAACGAGAGCCATGCTTGCCAGACTCCCTTTTTATACTAGACGGATAATGGCTGTGGCAGCAGCAGCGGCTGGGAATTGAATTGTGAAGGTACCATTTTCTACAGACTTGTTACCACCGAAATCAAGGACAGCAACCGTTGAGTTTGACTGGGACGAGTTATAGATCAGTCCGCCCCGGGCAGTAAAAGTTGCAGTGGTCCATGCCGTATTGCTTACATCAACAATTCCTACAGAGCCGTCTACTGTAACGTCAACAATGTTTAGGGTGTTACCACCGGCTGTGTAGCCGGTACCACTGACCTCTGCTGATGTACTGTAGGTTGCGGTACCAGAGCTTAAAGATGCTGCGTCTGTGAATAAGGCGAGCTTGAAAGTATCGGCGTCAAAATCCTGATCGCCCAATAGAACCTGTTTCTTGAAAGAGATGCTCATTCCCTGTGAGATAGCCATGATTAGTTTTAACTCCCGATGGTTACAGTACCACACTGCACTGTGCCCGTGATTCTGCTTAATGATACCACTATGTTAAGATTTGAGACAAACGTTGTCATTGATGGATTCCATACAAGGGGGTTAACAGAAACAGGTGTCTCAGTCCGGGCATCCCTGAGAATACGGATTGGTCCAATACGTGGTGCTTGGTTTTGTGGATGGTTCTTGAGATCAAAAGCGCCATCGCTTTCTGAGAAGTGGACAACCATTCCAGTGCCCTGCTCCTTTACCCGCTGATCATATGGGAACCTGAAACCGGATCTGTCACTGATGAACCATGGGGATTTTCTGACTGCCATGATGGTCTAGACTACGACCCTGAAACGGGGGATGGCCCTGAATGGGGCACGTTGTCTGTCCTCTTGCATGGCGTTCTGTAGGGCTTCTTCATAGACCTGTTTTAAGAAAGCAACCCTGTCACCGGGTACACCGGGGCGCTTGATCGACATATAGTAGGCCAAGGCGTAAATAAGACACGGGAGAAAACGGAAAGGCACGTCGGCGGTGTCCACGGACTTTGTGAAGTCTTCGTATCTGCTGACGTTCCAGTATCTGAAAACGTCCGTGGAATTTTCCGGGACAGGCCATAGATAGACCTCGATGTTGTCACGCTTTCTATGGACAGCGTACTGGTTTGGTCTTCCTTGTGTGCTCTTGTTTGGAAGCTCTTGGTAGTTGTCCATGGAAATTCTGGTGAGTTCGATGTCCGTGCCGGAACGTCTGATCGAGGCTTCGGTGATGTCGATGATGTCCTGATCAAGATCGTAGCTCGTCTGGCCTTCAACGGTGGTCGTGGTTCCGAGCCCGGTCTTCCATAGGAGGATGCCACGGTTCTGCCAGTCCGTGAGAATCAGGTTTAGACTGCGTCGGGCTGATCTGGGCTCCTTGCCAAGATCTGATTCGCCGCCGATCATGTCCAAGGCTTCATCGATAATCTCATCGATGTCCATGTTGAATGTGGTAGTGCCTGATGTTGTCATGATAGAATTATGCCTTTCTAAATCTAGCTGTTTTTGCTGCTATACGTCTTGGTTGTTTGACCACTTGTTTTCCTGCTTTTGTTCCCTTTCGCTTTGCCCGAGTGGTTGCAGCATACTCAGAGGAACTAAGAGACTTAATAGCTTTTTCGGGGAGATATCTTTCCCCGGTTGCGTCTGCACCTTGTGTCGAAGGCTTACCAGATTTTGTTCGCCAGTTCTGATTCGTCCAGTTCCTTAAACTTTTTTGAGATTTTTTAAGAGGCATTACTTGTAGCCCCCGCCTTCCTTTTTATATTGTCGGGCCAGCATCTGAGCTTTTCTTGCGGACCACTGTCCTGAACGTCCGCCCTTGTTACCGGCTTTTATTCTTTCAAAAATTTTCTTACGCATTCCCGGTTTTGTATAGTTGCCTGCCTCGTTCACACGAGAGACAGCACCGCCTTTTTTATAAGAAGGCTTCTTCCTCTTTCCAGAGACTAGCTGCTTTGATACGCTGGATCTAGATATTACTGACATGGTGATTGTGATCCTACGGTCACCGTTAGATAAACCTTTTGCCTAGCATTGTTTCGTCATCCTGTGG